CGGCATTAGTTCGATAGTAACTGGTTTAGCTGGACAATCAAAAGCGGCTGTTGCTATTCAAAAAACTATTGCAATAGCGCAGATAGCGGTTGACACAGCTAGAAGTTTGTCATCTGCAATTGCATCAGCAACATCGGCAGCATCAGCAACAGGCCCAGGTGCTGTTGTTGCAACACCTGTATTCATTGCTACTCAAATAGCCACAGTATTAGCGGCTGTTGGTCAGGCTGTTGCGGTATTAAATACTGCTGGAGGTGGAGGTACTGCAACTGTTCCAAGTGTAAATACTGCAAGTGTTTCGGCTGCGGCACAAGTACCGAACATCAATCCAGTAACTACCAACACCACAGAGTTAGGTAATACACAAGCGGCAGAACTTGCGCCTATTCAAGCGTTTGTAGTAGAGACCCAACTAACAGGAACTCAGAACGATGTTAGTCAGATTGAAGGGCAAGCAGAGTTCGGGGGGTAACGAAAAAGACGCATTTAATATTAAACAAGTATGGAAAGACTACCACTAATCGACATGACCATTGATGAAGAACACGAAACAGGTGTTGAGTTCATCAGCTTTGTAGACACGCCAGCTATTGAACGCGAATGGATGGCATTTAACAACACGCCTAGAATGGAGTTCAAAGTAAAGAACGAAGAAAAGCGCATTGTGTCGGGTGCTATTATGGTTGCAAACCTACCTATTTACAGACGCGATGAACACAACGGAGAGTATTACGTGAAGTTCTCAGGAGATGCAATACAGAAAATCGTTGAAAGGTTCTTTAAGAACGGTATGACAGGGCGAGTAAACCTTGACCATAACGAGGTGGTTGAAGATGTTTACATGATTGAATCGTTCATTATTGACGAACGTAAGAAAACGCCTGAAGGCTTCGCAGAGTTACCAAAAGGTTCTTGGTTCGGTTCGTTCAAAGTAGAGAATGACGAGGTTTGGAAGCAAGTAAAGGACGGTACTTTTAGAGGTTTCAGCATCGAGGGAATGTTCACCGACATAGCATCAAAGGAACTTGACGAAGAGTTGATTAAGAAGCTGATTAAGATACTTAACGAAGAATGATTATATTAGCGGTATGAAAAAGTTAGTATTGATATTGTCAGTTGCTTTAATTGCTTGCGAAAAAGAGCCTACCTGCATCAGTTGTGTGGCTTCTAATGGCGGTCATTTTGAAGGCTGCATTGAAGATTACGAAAGCATTGAGACTACTCAAGAGTTGATAGACGCAATATCTCCATTGTTAGGTTCTAGCGAATGTGAAGAGTACTAAGTTTTGTTTTCATAGTTGTTTTGGTTAGACCCCGTTGCTTAATAGCGCGGGGTTTTTTATTTGTTCTAACTTTTCTCTTCTTGTCATTACTTATACTTGCTTAACATCTTCGGTTCTGAGTACGGCTTCGCCTAAAAGGATTCACGTCCAATCAGGTGAAACCATCTTGCTTGAACACCTTTCGGACTTCGCACATGGCTATGGGTCTTTTGAACCCATCAATCAGTATTTCAACTGACCGTCTCCCCTATCAACACCTAAACACGCTCACTCCGAGCCAAAACTGATTTCAACTTCGCTAACTGTTGACCCTTGATAGGTAGGTTTAGAACCGTTGGTAGTGTGATAACTCTTTCAACCACATCATCGCAGGTTCAGCGAAAAAGAAAACCCTCTCAAAGCGGTGCGACACTTATCAAGGGTTCTTATGGTATCCTAATAATCAAGTCGCACCTTGATTGAATTATCTTACACCAAAGATATATAAAACTTTTTAAATCTGTTCACTTTAAGTACAAAAGTTAACGGCTGCCCCTTCGTTTATATTAATCAGATATAAGCGAAAACAATGGAAAAATTCACAGTAGAAAATATCCGAACAAAGCTATCCAAAATCAAGGAGGTTTTGTTAGAAGAAGAAACATCAACCGAAGAAGTACAGCTTGAGGACGTTAAACTCGTTGACGGCACTATTGTACGAATTGAGCCAGCTATTGAAATAGGCGCAACAGTTCAGGTTATCGGTGAAGATGGTGAGTTGATGGACGCGCCTGATGCAGACCACGAACTAGAAGATGGTCGAATCATCAAAACCGAAGGCGGCATTATCCTTGAAGTTATCGAAGTTGAAGGCGAGGGGGAAGTAGTAGATGAAGAAATGAGCGAGGAAGAAGCACCAAAATCGGCTGCTCCAAGACTAGACGTTGAGGCACTACAAAACCAACTAATCCAAAGGCTTAACGAATCAATCATCGAGAAGATTGACAAACTACGATTCGCTAAGGTCGAAGAAGTAGAATCATTAACAGCCGAAAACAAGCAACTTAAAGAAACACTTGTTGAAGTTGTGGAGATGTTCCAAGCGTTCACAGAACAAGAAAAAGAAGCACCTAAAAAGACACCATCTAAAGCATGGATGTCTAAGGAATCACAGAAGATTGACTTCTCAACATTGCTAAGAAAAAACTAAAAACATATTACAATGGCATTTGACGTATCAAGTTTAACTAACTACACAGCGGAGAATCAGTTTCCGCTAATGAGAAAAACCGTTCTAGGGGCTAAAATGATGAGCCTTGCAACGGTTGTACCAAGCATTAAAGGGCCTTCTAAGCTACCGCAGATTGCACAGACTATCTTTTTCCAAGAAGATGGTTGCTCTTTCAACGCTTCTGGCGATACTGCATTTTCACAGAGAACGCTTACTCCGGGCAAAGTAAAGATTAATGATTCTTGGTGTCCTAAAGAACTAGAGCCTAAATACTTTGCTCAAGAAATGAGAGCTGGGGCGCATTACGAAAACGTTACACCTGAGTATGTATGGCAGGCAATCATGGAAGAGTACGCTGACAAAGTAGCTAACGCTGTTGACGTTGCTGTATGGCAAGGAGACACAGTTAGCGGTTCAGGTAATAACTCACATTGGGATGGTTTCATTACTCTATTGAGTTCAGGAACTTCTGACGCTGACCCATCAAACACTATCTCAAACCTTCACACACCTTCTGAAGCTGTTGATGCTCAATGGTTGGTTTACAACAAGGCTTCAGAATTGGGTCTTACTCAATACGATGACTTCCGCGTGTTCTTGGGTTACGATGACTACGCTGCACTTGTTCAAGGATTGAACGACAACTCAATCACTTATGGAACAATGGTTGACGGTACTAACGGAGACAAGAACGTAGAAGGTCAAGGTCTTACAATGTTCGGAACTAACTTGAAAGTTATTCCAGTTGCAGGTCTTACAGGACAAAACAAGCTATACGCGGGTCGTTTGTCTAACTTCTTTGTAGGTGTTGACGCTGAGGGAGACTTCACAAACTTCGAGACTTGGTACTCACAAGATGACAGAGTTGTCAAATTGGCTATCGAGTTCAAGCTAGGATGTCAAGTTGCATTCCCTGACGAGGTTATAACTATCATACCTTAATTAAACTGAATTAACGGGGTTGGGTTTCGGCTCAACCCCTTAACTAAAAAAAGACTTTCAATATGAGTTGTGCATTAACACAAGGATTTACACTAGACTGTAAAGAAGCAATTGGCGGTATTAAATCCGTTCGATTCGCTACTTTGGCAGACTACGAAAGTCTTGACCCTACTTACACCACAGGAACGGTATCTTTCGGTTCTGCTTCTACTGTATTTTACAAGTATGAGTTAGACAAGGAAGAAAGTTCGTTCAATGACAACCCAACGGCAGGAAGTAACAAAGGCACACTTTACTACGTGCCTGACATTACTTTTATTTTGTCAAAGCTGGATGTTCAAAAGCGTAGAGAAATGCAGCTACTCGCAAAGAATAGAGTGGTGGCAATCGTTGAAACGCGCGAAGCAACTCCTACTTATTGGGCGATTGGTGTGACAAATGGTTTAGACTTTTCAACGGGTACTGGTTCAAGTGGAACGGCTGCGGCTGACCTTAATGGTTACACGATGACGTTCACAGGAATGGAGCCTGACCCAATGGTAGAAGTGTCAAGTTCAGACTTAGCTTCTATCACTAACTAGACTTCTCTTTTCTCTATCTGTTTTGAGGGGTGGGCTTTTAGCTTGCCCCTTTTTTATTAACGAAAACACGCCCTTTTATATTAAACAAGAAAGACGCAAACAATGGCAACAAGTATAGCAGCAGCAGACCTAACGGTAACCATTACAGAATCAGTTACAC